GGGTACGGACTGGAAAACGCTCTACCAGGTTGGAAATGGCACGGTTTCTGGGACTATTGGAGAGTGGGCGTTTGATATACCCGGCGGCATAATGCAACTTGAGGTTGAATTAACAGGAAACACCGGGCAAGCCGTCACTTGCGAATCCTATCTATCAGAAAAGACGAGTTTCGCGTGATAATCACCACGCAACGCAGACTAATAAACCGAATGTCCCAACAAGCGCGGGGGCTGGTTGGGTTCTGGCCGCTAGACGAGCCTGTTGGTGATACTGCGATTGACTACTCTATATATAAAAATAACGGGGCGATTATAAATTCCCCGAGTAGGGTAACTACCTCGCGCGGGAAGGCTCTGCATACTGTAGCTGCGAGTTCGCAAACTGTGGCCATAAGTAGTGCAGTGTGCTATGGCGCCGCATATAGTCTGTCGTGCCGGATTCAATCGACTGATGTAGCTAGCGCCAATTATCTCCTGACAAACACATTTGTATCAGGGGCGAACGGGCACTCTGGTTGGTATCTATTTGCCAACAGTACGACAGGGTATCCAGCCGCTTATAACTATGGAATTGGCGGTTCCGGTAATGTTTCAGCTACTGGAAGTGTCAGCGTGTGCGATGGACTGCCTCATTTGTTGACCTGTACTTGCAGCGGGTCTGTCCTCTCGCTATATGTGGACGGCGCACTAGTAGCTTCTGCTGTAACTACTTTTTCGGGCACGAATGCATACGAAAACAGGACTGACATAGGGTCTGCTTGGGGCGCACATTTCAGCACGACGACGTATTGGGACGCCAGGGTTTATAACAGGGCTTTAACCGCTATGGAAGTTATAAATTTATATGTTAATCCACAAGCAATTTGGCAAACCCCATCGCATTGCCCGCTAGTCTACGAAGCCCCTTGGCTTACCATAGCGGCGAACACTTGCCCGGTTTCCGCGCCTAATCTTGCATTGACAACATCGGCGTTAATGACCCTTGCCAGTCTGGCCATGGCCCCCATCACCAGCACGGCGGAACTCACCACCGCTCTGCAACTGCTGATCGAAGACATTGCCGCGCACCCCGGCTTATCGACCTGCACAATTCAGCAAGCCGTGGCGTTGGTGTGCGTTGAAATATTCTGTGCCAGCCATGCCAGCAACTCGGCATTGTCACAGCCGGACGATTTAACCTCCCTTGCGCTTTCTATCAGGTCGCAATCGGCTTTTTCATTGCCGATTGACGACCCTGCCAGCCTGTCCACGGCAATCAACCGCATGTTGCCAAACTCCCCAGTAACCGCAATAGCCCAGGCACTCTGGCTGTTGATCGAAAGCGCTGGGATGGTTCCATCATTGCCTCCCGCCAGTTTGGCAACCAGCTTAACACTGGCATTGGCGCAATGCACCGCGACCTCGTACAGCGACGATGTTGAAATGACGCGGGCGGTAATGCTAGCCTTGGAACCCATCACCGGGCGGTCTTATCTAAATAACGTCGAACTCGGCGCGGCGTTGATCGGAATAGGAAAACTCATCAACCCAAATATTAAAATTGCCACCGTGCCGCTTTCGCTGCATTCGGCAACCCCCACGCACATAATCAAGAGAGTGTAGATCATGGCAAATAAATGGATTCACCCGGATTTGTTCGACAACGGCTTAGGCAGCTTGGCGACTTTGTGCGCGACCAAAACCCTGCAACTTTGGGTTACGAAAGCCTATGCCGTGGCTGACTCTTACTCTACAGTTACGGTAAACAAAGTCGCGGCCCATGCGGTTAATTTGGTGGCGGGGGATTTTGCCATCACCACACCGGGCGGCACGAACAACCGCATGGTTACGGTATTAACCAAGGGAGTTATATTCTCGGCAGACACAGGCGCGACACCGGATACCCATGTGGCACTCGTCAACACAACCGATAGCAAAGTGCTGGCTATTTGGGATGAAACCGGCGATTCGGTCATAGTGACCGGGGAAGTAAGAAACGTCCCAGCGCAAACCATAACCTACCAGCAGCCGACATGACGCAGTTAATTTTTTACCGTGGGCGTGATAATGTGGAATTTTTGACATTATCAGAGGGAAGCGATGCCGTTGACGTTGCCAGCATTACCCGTGTTGTACTTGTTTCTAAAACGGTAATAATCGACTCGGCAGAATATCCAGGGTTATTTGATTGGAATGCCACTATACCGGCTGGAAAAAACAAGGGCAGCAAGGCGTTAATGCTACTTTTGGGAGAATCAAGTCTTGCCGATGGAAGTTATTCTTTTAACCTTATAACATACGATTCCGATAATACTGATGGGATATTATGGGGAAATATTAGAGTTTTGATGAAACCAGCCAACGGCTGAAAACACTTTAAACACAGGACAAACATAATGGCAATCGCTAAACTTGCTGAAATCAGCATCGAAACCGGGCAGACCCTAGTCGCCACGCACCAGCTTACCGACTCGGGCGACCATCAAATTTTTTCATCGGCAAGCAAGCCGTGGTCGAGGTTTTCAGGGAAAGAGGCCGTAATCCTGCCCAACGGACTCGCCACTGGCGGGGCGGTTACTGTTGGGGTATCCGGCACGAACAACAAAATCGACGTTGCGGCGTTGACTTGCTACCTCGCCGGTGTTCTGACCACGGTCAATGCGGCGGCGGATGAGACTGTAACCAGAGCGGTTACGACCGACACGCATATGATTAACTCGGTCACGATCACCAGCGCGGGGGCCGTTGCCATCATTCCAGGCACAGACTCTACAGCGTTCTCCGAAGTCCGAGACGCGGCGGGCGGTCCGCCTTTGATTCCTGTTGGCTCAATCGAAATTGCCCAAATCCGCATGGCTTCAAACACTGCGGATAAAGTCACTACCGATGAGATATTCGCGGTTGCCGGGCAGCACATGGAACGGTACGACTATCCGACGTGGAGCATTGACCATATCGCTGGGACCATCGAATTCTCGGCGGCGTTGCCTTTGTCCCACACTGGCGCAGTCACCAAGCGCACATTCGGAAAGGTCTACACACCGCTTTATCAGAAATTGGAATATGCCGATTCGTTCGTGCCAGCCGAAGTCACCAACTCGGTTTCATCTACCCAGGTCTACGGCGGCGTAGTTGGTTCGGAGTCGTCAAGCTTGGGGCAATGCAGCTTTAACGCCCACATGTCGAGCGGTCATCTTGATACCGTGATCGGGCTGGCTAAGGACAATGAGGTTATCCTCGTAAAGTTCCAGGCAGACCGCAACAAACTTCCCTTCTCGCTGACCCAAGGGCGGATTGCAACGAAGCGGTCTTACCCGGCGGGCGGGTCCATGGTGGCGGCTTGCACCATATCTGCCGAATTGCCGACCGTGGACTTCGCAAGCTGATGGCGTTCGACGCGGACAGGCTCAAGCGGTGCGGGTTCAAAGCCCGCACCGAGACGATTCCGGTTACACCACTCGCCAAACTTTTTGGGGATGGGGAAAAACCGGAGTTTATCGTCCGGGGCTTGACCGGGGAGGAATACGCTCACTGCATCCAGGCGGCAAAAGGCTACAGCCAAATTGAGCAGATCGTGGCGGGGATACTTTCCGGGGCGGCGGCGGATAAAGTCGAAGCGATACGGAAATCCCTCGGGCTTGGCGGCGACCTGCCGGAAGACTATGCACGGCGCATTGAATTTTTGATAATCGGCTGCGTGGAACCGGCAGGGCTTGACCGGGAGTCTGTCGTCAAAATTGCGGCAATCGCCCCTATCGAATTCATGTGGCTGACAAATTCAGTCATGAAACTGTCCGGCGAGGGGGCCGAAATAGAGGGGGAATGATGCGGCTGTTTGAATTGCCAGCGATTCAGACAGCCTTGAAACTCGGAGACATGTGGGGCAAGCCGCTGTTTGATCTAGTCCCGCAATTCATGCCATTCGGCCATTTAAGCACTCTGGAAATCCAGCTATGGTCAAAATACTACGAATCAAAGGCGGCTGAAAATGGCTAGTCTGGCGCAAACCATCGAGATACTCTTCAATGCCACCGACAACACGGGCGGTGCGTTTTCCGGCATAGGCGGGAAACTGACTTCGCTTGATGCTTCCATCCAAGGCATTGCCGCGCCATTCGCTTCACTTGCCGACATGATTTTAAAGACAGAGACGGCGGTTGTCGCGCTTGGGGCCGCTTTCATCGGGACATCACTGGCAAGCGCGGGCGAGTTCGGGAACAAGATAAAGGAAATTTCCACGGTTGCAGGCACGACCGACGAAAACATGGCTAAGTTTTCAGGCCAAATTCTCCAGTACGGCACGGTATCCAGCAAGTCTATATCAGACATCAACGAATCTGTCTACCAGGCCATCTCGGCGGGCATAGACTACTCGCACAGTCTTGAGTTTTTAAAGGTTGCCGAGGACTTGGCGGTAGGCGGGCGCGGGCAGCTTTCGGACGTGACAAACTCCCTCATAGGCAGCATGAATGCCTATGGCGTGTCGAACAAAGACGCGGGCGCACAGATCAAAATAGCCGGGGACTATGCCGATGCTATGTTTATCGCCGTGCAAAAAGGCGTTGTCACGATACCGGAATTGAGCCAACAGCTTGGCGACGTGACCAGCACGGCGTCGGCGAGCGGGGTAAGTTTCGACACCCTGCTTGCAGCGATTGCGGCGGTAACTGCCAGTGGAGTACCGGCGGCACAGGCCGTCACTAGCATAAACCAGGCTTTATCAAGCATCATAAAACCTAGTTCTGAGGCGGCAAAGGAGGCGACCGCGCTGGGCATTGCATTCGACGCGGAAAGCCTGAAAGACCAGGGCTTTCCGACTTTCATGCGTAACCTACAAACCGCCACGGGCGGCAGCGTGGAAAAACTATCGCTGCTTTTCGGCAATGTCGAAGCCCTTAAATCGGTGCTTATTTTAGCAGCCGACAAGACTGGTATTTTCTCAGACACTTTGAATATGATGGCCGATAAGTCCGGCACCGCTGCAAGGTCGGCGGAAACCATGGCGGTATCATGGGAGAACGCAAGCCAGCGTTTGAAAAATTCCGCTTATGTCGTATTCGTCACGTTCGGGCAGGAGATTGGGGGAGAGGCGGGCAAGGGCTTGGACGGCATTGCAAAAATCTTCAATGCCTTCACCGTGTCCATAAACGCCGGGGCTTTCGACCCGGTATTCCGATACCTGAATGAAATCGCCGTGGAGATAAACGCCACGGCGGCGGACATTGCCAAGAATTTGCCAGAGGCATTATCGAATGTAGACTTTTCCGGGCTGTTGGGTTCGTTCTCGGGGCTTGGCGATTCTCTTAAATCAGCGTTTGAGGCAGTGTTCGGAAAAGTGGACTTGAGTACGCCGGAGGGGGTTCAGGCGGTTATCCAAGACGTTATCAACGGCATTCAAACCCTGACCGAAATCACCACGGGGATTGTTGAATCATTCAAGCCCTACCTTCTGATGTTGGGCGACATCATCAAGCGCACCGAGGGGATGGGCACGGATTCTAATGATCAAGTCGGAAAAATTCTTGGTTTCGCCAAGGCGATAGAAAACCTTGGTATATCCATAACATTATTGGGAAACGTACTAGGCGACGACAAAAACAGCATAAACAGGTTTTTTACAGGTTCCATAGGATTCTCGAAAAGCTTTATTGAGGCGTTGGGAGTCACGATTGATTATATTAAATTATTCGTTTCAGAAATAAACCTTATCGAACTTAAAACCAATTTATTCAACCCGTTTGGGGATAGCGCGGAAAATACGGCGCAACAGATAAAACAAGCCGAGGAAAAAATAGCCGCGTTGAATCTTAAAATAGACGCGGGATGGGAGGGGGCGGTTTCAGGATGGGATAAATTCGGCAATGCGGTAATGGGTAACTCCGACCAGGCGGTTGTCAGTGTTTCAAAAGTCAAAACGGCAACGGACGAACTTAACACTACGATTGGAAGCAGCGCGGGAAAGTTCAAACCCATAGACACGTCAGAATTCGACAATGAAATCCAAAGTCTTGATTATGTCGGAGCTGCAATGGAGCGCATGGGGCTTGCGACACACTCGACACAAGACGAGGTTAATGCCTATGTCGATAGCCTGATTGCCGAGGGAATGGGGTTTGATGGTGCAAAAATTGCCGGGGAAGAATACGAAAAAACAATAGTCGCACTATGGGGCAGGACGGTAGACGCGACAAAATCAACATCCGCATATTCCGCCGAAGTCTCGAAAGTCACCCTGCCAGACGGGATGATAAAAATAACGGACTCCCTAGGCGATACTTCAATCAAATTCGACTACACCCGCAAGACGGCTGAGGGGTATTTTGACACGATAAAGGACGGGGCGGGAAATGTAATCGACCATATCTGGATTCCCACACAGGCCAAGGCAAGCGAGGCGGTCAAAGGAACGGCGGCGGAACTTGCAAAGGCGCAAAAGGCTGCGGATGATTACGCTCTTAAATTGTTGGAGGCAGGGAACAAGATCAAAATATCGGGCATGGAAACATGGGGCAAGATCAACATGGCGCAGATCGAAGCAGACACCAAGCAAGTCGAGGCGGCTTTCAAGTCCATCGACAACACCATCACGACCACGGGCAAGGGCATAACCGACCTCTGGGGGCTGTTCACAAAGATAGACGGGTTCGACCAGAGCGGCTTGCTTGATTCAATCCGGCAGCAGGAAAAAATCCAGCTTGACGCGGCAGGTAAGCAAAACGAACTGCTGGACGCTCAAATTGCATTGGTAAAAGCTCGGGCCGACTCGCTTAACCGGGGCGACGCGGTAATCACGGTAAACGCCAACGGCTTGAAATCGCACTTGGAATTGATCTTCGGGGAAATACTCAAGGAAACCCAGGTAAAAGCCAGCGAACAGGGCTTGCAGTTATTGTTGGGGTTTTCGCCTTAACAGCATAAATATGCTATGATATGCTTTTCACAAAAGAGCAACATCATGAAAGATTTAGTAGTCCCATACAACGGGGAGCCAAGGGCAAGCACTAAGCTGATAGCGGAGGGATTCGGAGTTGAGCATAGATCAGTCATAAAATTGGTTCAAACATATCTAAGCGACTTTATAGAATTTGGCAATATTCCAGGTACTTCAGGAAAGAAATCAATCAAGCTAGATAGCATTTCAAATGCTATCTACGATGGCGGAAAGAGACAGGAAACCATCCTTTTTTTAAATGAGGAACAGGCTACTTTCCTAGGGACATTGATGAGGAACAGTGAAAAGTCTGTCCCTTTTAAAAAAATGCTGGTAAGGGACTACTACAGGATTCGAAATGTTTTAGCCAAGACAACCGAGCAAAGGACCGATGCGGAATGGATAGAATCAAGGAAAGACGGGAAGTCCAACAGGATTGATGAAACCGACTGGATACAGAAGTTCGTTGACTATGCCAGGGAACAGGGTTCAAAGTCGCCGGATAAGTATTTTATGAACATCAGCACAATGGAAAATTCCCTGTTGTTCATCGTTTCCGGTAAGTTCAAAAACTTGCGCGACGTGATGACAAAGGACCAACTCATTACCATTTCGATAGGCGATAACATAGTAAAGAAGGCATTGAGGGAAGGCATGGAAAAAAAGATGTTTTACAAAGACATATTTCAGATGGCAAAATCCAGCGTAATGCAATTTGCTGCTGTTTATGACAAGTCGGAAATTGTTGCCAATATGTTTTTAACAGAGCATGGGCAATGATTATCGGACTCAGCACACCCAACTACGACCCTGCGGGCGCGATCTTGCTGAAATGCCTTGAGTCGTCCAACATCGGCGGCGTGTCCAGGCGGGTTTCGCGTACTGCCACGCTTGACGGAAATTCCGTGATAACTGATTTTGGCGTTACCAATTCCGACACCACGGTATTCCTTAGAATCCCGCTGACACAAACTATTGACGACGCTATACGGGCCATCGTCCGCAACAACCCGTTGCTCGTCCTAACCAACCGGCTCGGCTGTTTCATCGGGGCTGTGGATTACTACCGCGTGGACGGCAACACCGGGACTGTCTCTTTTTTAATCAAATCGACCATGAGTTAAGCCATGTCAACCACCACGCAAATGGCGAACAGCCTTTTAAAACTTTACTTCCAAGCCGTTGACATTGCTAACATTGCCGACGACACCTTGGCCACACCCGCCACGAAAATATACCTCTCATTCCATACTGACTCACCCGGAATCGCCGGAACCCAGGCGACCAACGAAGTTGACTATACGGGCCATGCCCGCGTGGAACTCAACCGCAACGACACGGACTGGACTGTGACTAACAACGAATGCAAACCGGCGGCGGCGGTCAACGGCGGGCCTTGCACGGGCGGGGCCAACACGGCGACGCATTGGGGCATAGGTCGAAGCGCAAGCGGGGCGGGGACTTTGGACTTTTTCGGAGAGTTGAGTGCGCCAATTTCCATCGCCACCGGCGTGACTCCGCAGTTGACTACCAGTACGGTAATCAGGATTTTATAACCGTGGCTTGGGTTTCCCGACTTGCCGATTGGAATGCATACAATGACCCGCTTAACGGGCATTGGAACGGAACGTCTTGGGAGTTGACGGCGGATTATTCCGCCATGGGTGAGGTATTCCTCGATTCTACCGGGCATACATGGGCGGATGGATACCGGCCCACGCAGATGCGGGTTACTGTTGACATAACCACGACCGACTCTGTTTTTGATGTCTCACCGGCATTGTTTGAAGCCGGGTTTTCGCTGATAAACAATGCGACATTTACCGGGTTTTCCGGTTCGCATGAGTATCTTCTGGACATTTCAGGGCAGACTGGAGACATTGTTATTTTTTATGTCTACCACACCAGCATAGCCGCGACTACTTTAAAAGTCACCGGCATAGAATTTTCCGAGGACGCATCTACTCCGCACGGGATAATTGAGATTGAAGCCGAGTGCATCGGAGACGGCGTTGCTTTGACGGAGCCAGTCTATGGCGTTGCAGAGATTGAAGCCGAGTGCATAGGAGACGGCATAGGCATAGGCACGATAGCAAGGGACGGCGTTGCGGAGATTGAAGTAGAGTGCATCGGCGGGGTGCTCCTGCCAGTAACCGGCACGGCTGAAATAGAAGTTGAGGCGATAGCCAATATAACGGCTTTACCGCCGACCATCGCCAAGCAGTTGATCGGGACAAAGTACATACTCGGCTATCAGGGCTATGAGAAAATAATAGAGGATAGGACGCTACAGGCAACTCCTGTAGTACAAGAAGGAAATCCTTTATATAATGGATACTATGAAAATAATTATTGGAGGACTGTTTCTGGACATGGCAATGGAATTATGCTTATACCTACAAACGGATGGAATATAGGATATAGGCGCACAAGCATAATAGTCGATTTTAATTTTGTCCATGACGATAGCAAGTTTGTTTTTGCGGATAGAAGTAAAATACTTGTAATTTTATATGATTCTAATTTATCGCCAATACTTGAATATCAAACTAGCATAGTATTTGAAAGAAACGAAATAGAAGTTATCATTCCAAGTTATAATTCAGATATATCATATATCTATTTTTCGGCAACATGGGAAGATTATGGCTATGATAATAGCGATTGCCACCTTGAAATTTATAGTTTCAAATTCGCATATACAATTATCGGGCCTATCCACATACTGCCAATATCAAGCCTATCTGTTTCAAGCAGGAGCGGAACACCGTCAAGCATAAATGCGGTAATTCCATTCACCGTCGAATATGTCGATAAGGTAAACAGCCTTTCCAATGCCACGCTTTACATAAATAGGATTCAGGATTATTCGGACGGAACAAGCGATGATTCTTTGATTGAACACGGAGACTTGACAGGATTGCAAATCGACATCGGGCCGAAAAATGCCAGCATCATCCTAACCGGGAAATCGACCAAAACCAACCGTGTGGCAAAGTTGATTGAGCTAAACGAACTTTCTTATGTCGCTACCGTCAACGGCAAGAAGCGGGTTCGCTGCACTCCCTCAAACGATCTGACTGTGGGCGACACGGTATCAATCGGAGGGCATGTGCTAGTTGCCAACAACATCCAACTGAACGTAACCTCGTCAATGGAAACCATGGAAATCTACGAATGAAAATAATCGACACTGAAAAGCAGGAAATCGTATGCATAGCCAATGAAGTCGGGGTTTGCACGGATGAAGGCGAGTGGCTTTTTAATATACGAATTGAGGGGAGTGGCATGGACGTGATTGTTGCCGGGGATGACGGAGATAAAGGCGACTACGGGCAGCTTGCCATCACCCCGCTTTCCAGTCGTAGGCTGACAGTCAGGCGAGACAGGCGCACACGGGCGCGAAGTTGAGTCATGGGAAAGGCCACGATCAAAACCAACATCGGGGAGGGCAAGTACCTAGTCGATCTGGCCTTGAATACCGGGCTTAGGCAACCGGCGATAGACAAGATTGATGCGATCATCAAGCAGAAAAACGACCACACGGCAACGACGCAGGAAATACTAGACAAGCAAATAATCGAAACCGGCAAGCTTGTAACGGCGAGCGGCTTGGTTGTTGACGAAATAATCGTTTTCCAAGAAACCTACCAAAGCACCAAGGCGACGCTCACGGCAAGCCTTTCCGATGCGGATTATGTGGTGGCCGGGGCTGAGGTTGAGGTTGAGGATGCCGACTACATCCTTTCATCAGACCGGGCTGAACTTGCGGCGATGGAAGCGGAAAAAGCCCGTATTATCGCATTTCCAGCACCGGGTAACGTGCCTGGCAGCGACCTTATGTCCGCTATAGCACAATCCCAAGCCAACATCATTTCAGACGATCAGGACTTTACCGATCGAAAGGCGGAACTTGCGGCGGCGGTCAAAACCCGCGACGGCATAAAATCCCAAATTGACGGGATGAAATCTGAAATTCCCAAGGCGTTGCAGGACAAAATGGCGTCGGCGATAAAGGCGGTAAACGACAGCCGGTATCTCGAATCGCTTTACCGCACCGACTTGGCGCAAACCGCAATGGACATCCAATCGGCGCAACTGCAAAAAAAGGCACTTGAGACTTTGCCTGATAAAAAGGAAATCACGGCATGGTGCGCGGACTACACAACAGACCTAGTGGGCGAAGTGGCGACAATCGACATACCGGGCGAAGTGGGGGCGATACCGACTTTGCTAGGGGCTGGGTTCACGCCGGAACCCTACGACAAAACCAAGGACGGCGGGCTAGTCAACTTGGAATTGATGTCTCCCGAACAGGCTTGGTTCAATCTTTCCATACTTCCCTATCTAAACGAATTTAAACCGCGCTTCAGGCGGGCGCATATCACTGCGATCAATGGCGACCTCTGCGACGTGGAACTTAAGGCGATTTACACCAAATTCACGCCTACGATTGACGTGACTAAAGTCATGCACTACGAAGGGACCGGCGCAAACGTGGCGGCGGTGGGAAAGACGGCATTAACCAAGGTGCCGTTCGCCTACATGGATTGCCACTCGGCGGCATTCGAGGTTGGGGATTTTGTGGTAGTCGAGTTCACCGACCGTGACCCGGCAAAGCCAAAGGTTATCGGCTTTGTCGAAAACCCGCGCGAGTGCAACCCGCACGGGTTTGGGATTACCGTCGATAATAACAAAAAGATAATCCAAAAAAAGGCCGGGGTTTACAAGCTAACAGAAAGATCGTCTTTGAATTTTGGTAGCTTGTTTGATAAGTTGAAGATCGGAGTTAAATGGTATGTCGTTTCATGGATTGGGCCGTTTGAGGGGGCTTTTTGCCCTTATGGAATCCACACTCACTCCGGACAATTTGTCTACTGCAACGGCAAGGCATACCAATGCCAAGGGGATGTTTTCGGGGTTCGGCTAAAAGACGAGGCAGGAATTCCCTACATTTACATGGTTGCTGATTCAAGCGTTTACAAGGGCAAATTCCCTGACGGTAAGAAAACAACAATAGACTGGATATTGTTGGGAAAATACGGCGATTATGACCCTGTTGGATTTACGCAATATGTCTCAAACAACCCGGCGTGGAATCCAACATTCGGAACAGGGCAATTGTCAATTTGGGAATTTAATGAAAGCTGCACAGAAATAGCGGCTGTATTTTTCGCTTATTATGAAAGAGGAATGTACCCTACTGGCCAGCTAACTGGCATAATAATTGGGTATTCAAATCTTTATATAGAGTATATAAATCCTGTTTATGGAAATTCAACAAAAAGAACCTTATGGGTAGGGTATAGCGGAGACAGTATAAAATATGTAAATCATATAAGCACTTTTCAAGGCGAGGGAAACGATGCTGAAAAAAGTGAGTCAATGGAATATGACGGTATAAGGTTTTTCGGTTATGACATGTCTCCAATGCCGCAACCGTTATATTCAATAAGACCATTATTTTTAAATCCAAAAATAGGGGCTTGCGTTACTTCTGGATGGGATGTTATCAATAGCGTTTCAATTTGCAATATGTACTATAAATGGAATATAATAATATCAGGTGATAATCAACAAAGCGGAGACATTTATGCTCCAGGACATACTACTGAATTCCTTTCTATTTATTCAGGATATGGCGGTTACCCTAGAGAAGAATATCCTTATCAGGTATTAGAGGATATTGATAATAATGTTCTTTTCTGTATTTATGACTACTATACAAATACATCCTATATAACAGTGTACACAAAAGGAATGATCATCACCAACGGCGACATCCACATGCTCACCAACAATGCCGACAACATCATGCCCGTGGGCGTAATTTAATTCAATTATTCGGTAATAAATCACTGATTTTTTTTATGGAATACGGTATGCTGGAATTGCTCGGGATAAAGCTTTCTTCACTGTGGGCCGGGTTCTGCGGGTCTTCAGTGTATCTTGTTTCTGTCCAACGGCTTGGGGCTTTTCGCATGTTTACATCTGTCGGCGCAAGCATGTTATGCGCCGTATATGTCTCCCCTTTGGTGGCGGAGTTCATGAAACTAAACGTCCGACTTGAGGTCGGAGTTGCGTTCATTATCGGATTGACCACAATGGCAATAGTACCGGGACTGCTAAAATCAGCATCAAAGGCAAGTTCAGATCCTTTGGCAACAATAAAAAAATACAGGGGTAAATGAAATGTTCTCAGTATTGTTATACCTATGGGGTTCTATCATAGTCCTAGTATGGGCCATGGTATCATTAGATAAAATAAAGATATTTGTAAACATACCCTACTCGCTTGGAATTACCGCAGTATCAAATGCCAGCATGTTTGGTTTTTTAGAGGTATTAAATGGAAGAATACCGGATATAAGCACATCGCTTATAATAGCATCAATAGCAATATGCATAATATTTGACAGGCGGCGGCACAGGAGGCAATACAGTATAATTCTGGAGAATGACAGTTGAATGACCGGGAACTAGACAATAGACTAAAACTGATGCTTAAAAACGAAAACCGCGACCTAGGATGTCTGTTGCTGTTTTTAGCCGCAATGATAGCACTCGTGGCGACCGTGTTTTTTATGTTGTAATTTCGTCATGGATGGCGCATGATGTAGGTTAATTTTTTGCCTACCTTCTCATTTCGTTGTTTCCAATTTGCCCGCTTCCCCTTGAGCGGGCTTTTTTTTTGCCTGAAATTTTGGGCAAAGAAAAGCCGGGAAGTCGCGAAACAACCCGGCTCTTTCATTAAACAAGCGGCAGTTCCACGAATCTTGGCAGAGGATTGGAACAGCCTTTTAACGCCAAACGCCAAACATGGGGCTTTTGCATTGATTCCATTATAGCAAATTCAAGGCGCGTCGTGTGCGCGTGTAGAATGCTTTTGCGGGCAACCATAGCCATTAAATCAGACTTAGGCAAAATTGGCGTTTTCGGGCGTTTTTCTGGCCTAAAACATCATATAAATCAATAACTTTTAATGGTCAAAATTCACTCGTCAAAAAAGGCCGTTTTAAGGCGGTTTCTGGCAGATTCAATACACAATAATAAATAAAATCAATGACTTGTGTTATTCCGGTTTGTCAGTCAACTCCCAATAAAATATTAAACTATTTTAATAAATTATTAAAATAATGCTTGACTTCTGCCCTGTTTTATAATACAATATTAACCATGGAAGATAAATCAAACAAGGGAACCAGCAACCAACCGGAGACAGCGAAGATGAACGCAATTACAAAAAAAGAAATTCAAGCATACGCAAACCAGACCTACAGACAGGCCGGTTATAAACATAGTTCAACTGCCGGTGGATGGGTAAACAAATACAGGATTAACGGATTTATCAGCGATTCCGAAGTTGAAGCAGAGGCAATAGCAATGCACGGACTGGTTATTCAGGGCTTGGCATTGAAGCCATCGTGGATGGATTGAAACATGACCAAACCAACAGGCAATCCACGCGGCAGACCCCATGTCGAGTGGAACGTGACCGAGCAGATACGGCTCACGCAGGGGCAAGCCGACAAGCTTCGATTACTCGGCGGCTCGGCTTGGGTTCGCAAGAGGATAGACCGGGCCAAGGATAGGGAGAGGGAACAAGGGAACCAGCAACCAACCGGAGATAGCGAAAATGAACGCAGCAAAAAGAAATAGATTTATAAAATCGCAGGAAAAAAAGGCATTGTCAGCGCCTCTATTACGCCCAATAAATATGGATGAACTGGTAGAAGAGGTAAATGGACTATTCAAGGGAAAATGGAGCGATTATATTTTGGAACAAACTAGAGATGTGAATATGGTTTCACAAAGGGATGAGGGAAGAAAATGGGCTGACAACTCTTTTAAGTTAGGATATGTAAAACTATGCTCAGGAGAGGAAATAAGAAGTTTTGTAACTAAAATGGTGAATGGATAATACTATGAAAAAAATACTAGCTACAAGAACGAAAACTGGCAGACTCTATACTGGTAGTGGATGGACCAACACCTACAAGTGGGATTTTAAGTCACTTGAAAAAACCGACTATCTAGGAGAGTCAGTTGAATCGTACAGCATACCAGTATTGATAGCTGGTAGTTCATACCAATCGGACTACGCACCCGGATTGTTCGGAGGCGGCGGGCAGGATGACGCGGTAAAAACCTTCGTCATTTTAGAAGATGAAACGAAGGAACGATTTAACTATGATTTAATGGATGGCTACGTGTTAAACGGGTTAAAGTCTTTTGTCATGGGCTTGATAGATAATGGAAGGAGTGTTGAAACTTTTCATGGGTTCCCTGAAATGGAGAATGAAATATTATGAAAGCACAAACAGCATTTAAAGACTTTATGGCGACGCTGACCAACGTCGAGGCCGACAGGGTTATCCTTTGGATTACCGCCAACCGGATAAGGCAAGTCACCCTTGAAAACGTCGAGGGACTCGGGATAATCAATTCCGGGTTTGGCGTGAACCTGCCGAAAGATTTAACTTTTTCTGTTGACTGATATATCAATATGATATAAAATTGACACAAAAATGGGTAATTGACATGGCTAAAAACGCGGCATTGATTGCCGTTGGGTTGATTATCCTAGGCGCATGGGCATGGGAATTTTACCTTGCCGTGCAAATTTTAAACTACATAAAATGAGGTGGCGAAATGAAAGAGTTATTTGACAGCATGGCGCGTGACGGGATTTTAAGGCCGATGAAGAAATGCCCGGTTCTAGCTGACACGGCACGGCACTATTCCGAGCTTGACCAGACGGCTGAATATGAGGCATGGGCGGAGGATAGGCTGGGGGAACTTAAGGAGCAATATTTTAAACAGACTCCCTTCTCGGTCGCACTTGAGGATACCGAGGATTACGCGGAATTGGACGGGGCATGGGAGCGCATTAACGAGGTGCGCAACATGGCGCGGCCTCGTGAATATGACTTCTATGCCGGGAAGGTGATGACCAAGATCATGGAGAAAGCGGCCCATGCATGGGCGGAAAAGGAGTTGAAGCGGGAAACGATGCCCAAATAAGGTGGCTCGGGGGGCGGGTGGAATCGACCCCCTTGCCTGTTCCGTATGACCGAACATCAACAGAGAAACGATTATGATCGCACAGCGAAAGACAGTCAAGACCAAGAAAAACCCGCAAGGGTTCATCCATCCCAGGCTAATAAGCCTCGAAACAGACTACCTAGAAGACGAGGCCAAAGAAACCAGGCAGATGGAGGACTGGTACATCGAACGCCAATGGGGCGAACTCGAAGCGCGGGAAACCGCGCACAACAGGGGACTTTAGATGAGGTCCAAAACCATCCGGCAAGCCAAAGAAAAGCAGCTTGCGGCAAAGTGCAAAATGCAAAAATGCGGGATTGACTTGGCGGATGAAGTCGAACGGCTTAATTCTGTTTTGACAGACATAGGGGACTTTGCACATTGTAAAAGCACCGGGCCGGAAATACCTGGCGCACTATGGGAAGTTAGGTCAATGGCTTATTTTTCATAAATCAACATAGGAAACAATCAAAATGGTCAAAAACGAACTACAGATAATCGAATACAGGCCAACGGCGGCGGCATTGGCGGAACTTGGCGGGCGTTACAAGGGCGTGGTCTTCCAGGTGGACAATACCAAGGGCATGGCTGATGCCAAGGCAGCGCGGGCCGAAATCAGGGGATACCGCACCGATCTTGAAAAGTTGAGGAAGGAACTCAAGGCCGATGTGCTGGAAAAGGGCCGTTTGATTGACGGAGAGGCAAAGCGCATCACCCTTGCGCTTGAGGAACTGGAAGACCCCATCGACTCGCAGATCAAAGCGGAGGAAGCCCGCAAGGAAGCCGAGCGCAAGGCGAAGGAGGAAGCCGAGCGGGCGGCGGCGGATGAAATACAGAAGCGGATAGCGGAAATCAGGAATTGGCCTTCCCGGTTCATCGGGTGTTCGTCGGCTAGAATCAGCGAGGAACTTGAAACCATGGCGTTCGACATTGATGATATTGAAAGTTTCGGCCTTTACGCGGGCATGGCGAAACAGGCGCAAGCAGAGTGCGTGGCGACGATGGAAACCATGCTCGGCAAGGCAATCGCGCACGAACAGGAACAGGCGCGGCTTGAGGCAGAGCGCGTGGAGCTGGCGCGAATCCAAGCCGAGCAACAGGCGCAAATTGAAGCCGACCGGGCCGAACTCGCCAAGCTGCAAGCCGAACAGGCGGAACGCGCCAAGGCCGAAGATGAAGCGCGGGCCGAGCGCGAACGGCTACAGGCAGAGCGGGCAAAGCAGGACGCTGAACTCCAAGCGCAACGGGAAGCAGATGCCGAGCGCATGAGGCTGGATTGTGAAAAGTACAAAAACGAACTCAAGGCCCAACGTGACGAGGCCGCACGGATTGAAGCCGAGAACCTCCAGGCAAGGCAGGAATCCGAGGCCAAGGCGAAAGCCGATGCCAAGGCGCAAGCCGAGCGGAACGAGAATTTAAGGCAACGGATGGCGAATTTAAGGCAACGTCTGGCAGAGATTCAGGCAAAGGACACTCCCATCGAAAACAAACTCATGCTTGCATACCATATGGGCAGGGGCGACCTTGCTGTTGAACTTGAACTTAAAATTAACAAATAAACCAACCACGGGCAGGGATGCCCTTTCACATGGGAAACAACGAAGATGAAAAACGAAATAGCAAAAACAGAGGCACCAACGGCACAGGCCGCAAGGTTCACCCCCGAGCAGATAGCGGGGAGCGCACTCCACGGCGGGGCTGAACTCCCATCGCTGGCAGTGGCTAAGTCGGCTCCGATACCGATGAACATAACCTATTGGCAACCGCTTGAGGTTGGCGAGTCCATACGCGGTTGGGTTTTGGGTATCGGGTTTGTCACCATGCCCGATATGGAGAGCGGCGAATTGAAGGATTTGGAATCCGTCTTGTTTGTCGCTCAGACAGAAGACGGGGCAATAAGGCGGCTGTTTAATGCCAGCCGGATACTGGTGGCAAACGTCAAGGATGCAATCCAGCGCGGCGAGATAATACCCGCAAGCAGGTTGACACCTGTTGTCATAATCTACAGGGGCGAAAAGAAGAACAGCACGAACGCCTTTAAAAGCAAGGTCTTCGACATATTGCCTTTGATAGTATCAAGCCAGTAATGGTATAATACCAACCACTCTCGGACAAGCAGGACGTTATAAACCCTGTGGCCTAATCCCAGCCAGCCCGAGAGTCCACCACGGGATTAACTCAAAAAACGGGATTCAATCAATATGCTTTACAAATCTATTGAAGAAATTGTGCAAGCCGCAAACTCTGGCGAGTTTGTTGGTACTGTATGGGTTGACAACGACCAGGTATATGCCTATATCGACGGAAATGATGATTCTGATGAAGCATTCAATTTCAACGAAAAACACCCTGCGGATGTACTTGTCGATACTTTGATTTTGCTAGGTCTGAAAGCTCGGAGATTATAGATGGACAAACCAACACAAGAAACAACCAACTTGAGCGAGTCATTTATGGCGGGCATGGTCAACAGCGAGATGCCAGCACTCTATATGGCCGAGGTCGGTCCGAAGATACCTACGGCGGCGGATGTGCGGGCCGAGTTGAGATTGAAAATGTGATATAATGTACATGCGAACACAATCCAAGAGTCATGATCTTGGTGGGTCTTATCCAGCCCAGTGTTCGCATCACCTTTCCATGGATAAATAACACTACTTGGATACTCAAATGGCAACACAATTCTACGTTTACACCCATGCAAGACCCGGCACTACAGACGTGCATGGTATTTTCTATGTCGGTAAGGGTAAATATGATAGGGCATATAACTTATCACAAAGCCAAAGAAAACATTATCACTTAAATATAATAAAAAAGTATGGTGCGGAAAATATCATAATCAGGGTTTTACCATGCAAAGATGAAAGTCACGCTCTTATGCTTGAAGTTGAAATGATAGAAGTGTTAAGGAGGATGGGTGTAAAACTGGCTAACTTGACAAATGGCGGTGAAGGTACTAGCGGATATAAATATACTAATGAACAAGTTGAAAGACTTAAAAAATCTCTTAACAATCCAATTACAAAGGGTAAAGTATCTTTATCTTCAAAAGAAAGATGGGGTAATATTGATTATAAATCTAAGGTTATAGATTCAATAAAAAAAGCATATTCCAATCCTGAATTAAAGAAGAAAGTTGGAGAGTCTACTAAGGAAGCAATGAAAGACACTGAAATGAGAAAAAGAATGAATTGTGCCCACAAAATAGCACAGTCTAATCCTATTCTATTAGAAAGAAGAAAACAAATAACTAAGGATTTATGGAATGATAATGAATTTAGAAATAAAATGAAAATTTCACATAATAATTATTTTGTATCTAAAAAACAAGAACTACACAAAAACCAACTAGACATCTTCAAAGGAGACAGCGAATGAACGATTTAACAAAAAACCTTTTTGACACATTCAACATAGAATCGGAAACACCGGCTCTTTATACTGCAACAGTTGGGGAGAAAATACAAACTTCTGAGGAAATAAGAAATTCTTGGCTAAGGGCCAGGTGGGCGCACTTTACTGCCAGTAATGCCCACAAGCTGATGACCAACGGCAAGGTGGTCGGTGAACTTAGCGCGGGGGCGAAGACCTACATCAAAGATGTTGCAATCCAGCGGCTTTGCCTACCGCAAACAGACGAAGGGTATACAAGCCCAGCCATGTCGCGTGGATTGGAGCAGGAAGTACCGGCATTGGATGCGTTCATGGAAAGGACAGGTCTGGTATGCACTGACTACGGGTTAAACCAGAAATTCCTAGAGCTTGGGCCGGACTTTGGCGGGTCGCCGGATTGCCTGATACCATCCGAAAATTCAGGTGTGGAAGTGAAGGCTCCAAATTCTGCTACTCATGTTGATTATATGGGTATTTACGATGCGGAAAGTTTGAAGTCCATTGCGCCAGACTACTACTGGCAAGTCCAATCCTTGTGCCTGATAACCGGCGCACCGCATTGGCATTTTGTCTCATGGGACGACCGCTTCAAAAACCCCGCGCACCGGCTACACATAGCCCTTATAGAAGCGAACTCCGAAGACATAGCCAAACTCATATCCAGGCTGGAAATGGCGATCAAGTACCGGGATGAGATAGTGCGGAGGATGTCAACATCATGCGACTACGATCAAACCCATGACCGGATATGAAAAAAGTAACCTACATCAACGAAACCGGCCTTGTGCGCTGCGGGATGTGCAGCGTAATGGCCGGTGAGTCGGTTTACCTTCCACGTTCGGCATTCTCGGATGGCATGGTGGAAGCGGCGGAAAGGTACGCATCATCCAAAAAAGGCGGCGTGGTAGTCTGCCTGAAGTGCAACAAATACAGGCAGGAAAAGGAGTTTAAAACTAAGGTAGAACGCGGCGAGATTGCCGACAAATACGAAGTGCATAGGGACAAAACAGATGAACTTTACAGGCAGTTCGTTTTTCCCAAACGCCGTTGGATTGCACCGATTGATTGAAGGGTTCGGCGGCGTGGAATCGCAGAACGCCCGCGGTACCAGCGCGGGGCTTGCGGCAAACCGAAAGGTTGGGCCTTATACCAGGTAAGGCCAGCAAGCTTGCCGGGTTAGCGTCCGGCCCGAACCCTTGAGTCGATTTAAAAACAACTTGTATAAACAACAAAAGAGGGTATCAAGATGATCGACCAGATAGAATTACATAAACGGTATTTTGAAGAAGAACTTAATAGGCTTAGAGTTGATTACGAAAAAAAGACAAAACCACTGATTGAGGCACTTGTTCAGATAGAATATGTAAAGACGAATTTTCAAATGCAGTTTACTATTGAACAAGTGAGGGAAATGGTGTTTTACGAATACGCACCAGCCGATGCAATTATTCAGGAGTATACAAATGATTAACCCTATACTATCCAAAGGCGACAGCGTGGACCATTGCCAGGATGGCGAAGACGGCTTTTTGCAGTATGTGACTTTGAGGGATTACTTTGCTGGGTGTGCTTTGACTAATTTAGTGCTTTTAGCCGATAAATATTCTTGGGAAGATCAGGATATTTCAGAAATGGCGTATGACAAAGCCGATGCCATGCTTTCCGAGAGGGCCAATCAGAGATGAACCAAGGACTAACCGAATACGAACTAATCGACCTATGGCGCAACGTGCCAGCGAGTGCGACCCACATCGCCATGGACCATGACGGGAAATGGTATTGGTATGTCGGACACCCCATAGAAAACCATGCGCGTCGGTGTTGGGATGGCAAAGGCAGGTTCGGCTGCATCCTCCCCCAGCCTGAAAGGGTCAAATACCCGTGGCTGGATTCTCTTGCGGAAAGGCCGGATTAGTTTTAGGCAGCATCAAACCAATCCGATAGTTCAGTCATGGGCTATCGGATTTTATATTGTCATGCAATATAGCAATATGATATTATATTAGACCCACCAAAGGAAACCGACATGAAAAAACTCAAAAAGATTTTGAAGGAAAAAGAACTTACCCAGGAGGAATTTGCCGAGCGGGTAGGTTTGAAGCAATCTACTGTTAGCTTCATCATTGCTGGAAAGCGGCCCATTCCACCCGAGCGGGCTTTCCTTGCCGAGCAGGAATTTGACATCCCGTGCGAGTTGCTTGTGCCGTGGCTCGGGAAGTTGAAAACCATGGCGATCAAAAAGGCGCGGGCGCAGGAGGGGAAGCAATGAGTGCGATAAGGCAGCGCACACCGGCGCCGTTGTCCCAGGCAATCGACCCGGAAAGAAAGAGCATAGCGATACTGACCGGAAGCATGGCGCGAATGCGGGCGGGGCCGGAGTGCGAATGGTTTGACCTGGCCAAGCTCGTGCTTCCGTACAGAAGGCCAGCCTACCTTTTCGATTGGCGGGCCGTGGATGGGAAGGATTGCCTTATCTACGGTTTCGGGAATGAAGAACGCTTGGAGTTTCTGGAAACGCTTTCGCTTGAATTGCTGGAATACGGCGCGGACCTGGTCCAGTGGATGGCTCAATTCATCATACTCGACGACGGCGAGGCGGAAATGATCGACGGAAACCTTTACCGATTCGGCTCCGAAGTCTCCAGGCTGTACCTACCCAAAGAATCACGCCATGAAAAAATCAACAACAACAGCCACGCATGAAGGCGACGAGCAAGGGCCGATAATCGTAGTAGACATCAAAAAAAGGAGGGAGGAAAAGGAGCAGGAGCGGATAAACCATGCGCGACTGCATCCGCCAAGGGACAAATCAAAACAACAACAGCCGAAACCGGCGACGGGGATACACATAGCCATGGGAACCGACATAGAACCGGAAAACACAAGCTGGCTATGGGAAGGATGGCTACCGCTCGGGGCGTTGACGATACTGGCCGGTAAACCTGGGTGCGGCAAGACGACGCTAACACTTGCGCTTGCAGCTACTGTGACAATCGGGGGAAGGTGGCCTGACGGCACTCACGCGGAAAAGGGCATGGTGTTGATATGGTCCGGGGAGGACTCGCTGAAAAGCACGATAGTCCCACGGCTGATGTGCTGCGGGGCGGACATGTCAATGGTGCGTTTTGTGATGGCGGCATTGGATGAAGAATGCCAGGACGGGCGAAGGCCGTTCGACCCGTCGAAGGATATGGAGGAGCTTTTGAAGGAGTTGGACAAGATGCCGGAAAAGCCAGCCCTTGTAATCATAGACAGCATATCCAGCACGGTCTCAGGCGACGGCAACAAGAACACCGACGTAAGGCGGGGGCTTCAACCGACCGTTGACATTGCTGAGAAGATCGAATGCTCCATGCTCGGCATAACCCATTTCACTAAAAACTCAAAAGGCAGCAGCGCACTCGACCGCGTGACCGGCTCGCTTGCGTTCGGCGCACTAGCCCGGATGGTGCTAGTCGCGGGCAGGGTGCAGGACGGGGAGGACGAAGAGGAAAAGCTGGTTATGGCAAGGGCAAAGTCCAACCTCGGACCAGCATCCGGGGGATTCGAGTATGAGATACGGCTTGGCGGGATACCCGGCAGGCCGGAATACGAACACATCGAAAACACCTACATCCTATGGGGCGGGGCGATAAACGGACACGCGGACGACATCATGGAGCGGACGGACAACAGGCAGACAGGGGAAGATCGTGAATTGTCCACTGAGTGCGCCAAGTGGCTGGATGCAACATTGAGGTACGGGGGGATGATGAAGCATGAGATCGTCCTATCGGCTAAAAAAGAGGGCTATACGGAGGTTCAACTTAAATTTGCCGCTAAAAAAGTGGGCATATTTTCCGAGCAGGTTGGTTATCCGGCTAAGGCAAGGTGGAGCATAGCGGACGTTAAAAAATGATTCTCTTGGTTGGACATTGCGATCAGGTTGGACATTGCGATTTAAACAGTGATAAATGATATTTTTCAATAGCTTGTCGTATAAACGCTATTTTCTTGGTTGGACATTGCAAACTAAAATCATTGTCCAACCAAGCAAAATTGTCCAACCAACTAATAAATCAATAGGTTACAACTAAACATGTATATAATATACAGGGGTTTTTTTTTATATAAGTTATTGATTTATATATTGGTTGTACATTCGTTCCATTGGTTGGACATCAGGTTGGACAATTTGCCGACTATACACGCGCGCGCGATGTCCAACCAGTGGCTTTTTTAATCATCAAAACATGGCGTAAAAATGACCGAAACCGAAACCACTCTCGACCCGCTGGAATCCTACCGCGCAAGGTTCGTAAAGTTCCCCAGAATCCTCAGCCACACCCGTGCGCCGGACGGATGGTACTCGCTGGTGGACGGCATGAAATCCAAGATTTACGAATGGGCAATCATGCAGGACTCGGACGGGTTCATCTGGACCGACACCTATTGCAGGGACAACGACCGGGCATTGCCGGATTCTATGATGGACGGCTACACGGGCCGGGAATGGGAACAGCCAGCCGATAAAAGGCAATGACCAATGCAAGCCAGCGGGGTGATGGGAAAAACGCCGTGGCTGGGCTTAGGTACGGTTTTTCAGGATTGGTGGAAAGTTGTTGCAACGTATGAAAAGCTATGATAACTTAAGGCCATGAAAGAAAAAACGGAAAAACCACTTATTCGGATAGGGGAGGCGGCGGCGTTGCTCGGAATCCACAAAGACACATTGCGTTCTTGGGGCGACGTGGGCGAATTTAAGCCGCACCACAAGACGGCAAGCGGGACTAGGTTCTATCTTAGGTCCGACATTGACGAATTTTTGAAAAAGAAAATAAACAGCGAAGACGGTGCGCAATTATGAAACTGACCTACATCGAAAAACTGGCTATTGACAAGATTATTGAGGTTGAATGGGACCGGATTGTTGAGATTGCAAGCATGTACCTAGACCGGGAAGACATAGACTTGCTGGCCTACAAACTTACCAACGGGGTTGAACATGGCGGCGATTGACACAAAAGAGCGGGCCGACCGCGAAAAGCCCGCAGCGGTATTTTCAAATTCCGACCTTGACGAGTCCGACTGGATAGTGGATGCAATGGCAAGAATTACGATTAGTAAAGATGATGTTAAATGGGTGGTAAACGACCTAGGAGAGCTTGGAGTGTGCGTCCAGGGCCGATACTTTTTCCTATACAAGGGCGAAAGCATTGAGTACGGCGATGAAGTAAGCAACATACGCGACGGTAAGGCTATTAACGACGATGGCACGGAGATGATGGTTCGTCCAGTTGGAAAACGCGAGTTTGGCGAAACATGCAAGCCGGTCATACACTTTAAAGTTGAGAATGGCATTTTGTATGACCGGACTCTTTTCCCTTACAAGCAAGAACTGACTTACACTCCTGGCCTTAATTTCGGCAATCCAGGCGATTATGACTGGATAACCCTGCCCTCTGCTGGTAATCAACAATTACCTTAGCGGTTGGAAGATGAACCGCTCGGCTGAATACCGCCAATACCTGCTAAGCGAAAAATGGCGGTATAAGCGGATAGCGGCGATATGGGCGGCGGGGGCGGCTTGCCAAAAATGCGGCACAAGGCGCGGGCCTTTCGACGTGCATCACCTTAGCTACAAGGATTTTGGCAACGAATCGCCGTGGCAGCTTCAATGCCTTTGCCATGCGTGTCACGAACAAATTCATAAGGATTCGCGGCGTACCAAGTGCGTTGTAAAGCGGGACCGGCCCACCCGTGCGTAAGAACGGGCCAACCATTTAACAACCTTTACAGGAGATACAAGATGAACGAACTACAGGCTATACCTTTTGCATTGACTATGAGCAGCTTGGAAATATCCAGGCTGGTTGAATCACGGCACGACAAAGTTAAGCAATCAATGGATTGATTGGCAGAACGGGGGCTTATTACACTCTCCCCATTGGGGGAAGTCTTAAATGAAGGACTTGGACCGAAGACAATAGATGTTTATCAGGTAAACAAACGGGATAGTAGGGCAAGGAACTTATTTTATCAAAAAAGTGATTGAAAAATGATAAACGCTCCTAGAAACTTGGAACAGGCCATGACTTTACGGTATGGTTCGTGGGGAGGAAATACAAACGGGCATAAATACGCTAAGGAATATTGCGCCTACGAAGTCATGGACAAGTCATCAATGCTTTTCCACCAATGCAAGAGGAAAAAAGGCAAGGGCGTTGCTGGGCTTTACTGCGGGACACATGCGAAAATGGTGAGGCCGTTGGAAGATGAACTGCCCTAAATGCGGCTTGCACTTATCCCAATACGGCGCGTCCAGGGTGGACGAAACGAAGACGCTCAAGTATATGCGCTGCTTATGCGGGTTCACCACTCGGGTTTTATTCGTTGCCACCGACATGGGAATGGCGCGTAAACAGCCTGTGAATGGCAAAACAAAGGACAAACCGAATGGATGAATTAACTCGCAAACAGATTCACGCGGGCTTTGCCATAGATATGCAAAAGTGGCTGGACTGGAATGAGTCCGAACTTCAAAAAAGGGCGATTCCAGTTTCGGACGAAACTTTAATTTGGGACATCCCATCGCCTGTCTCACGAAAAACCATAAAAATCTGGATAGGCGCACTCAATGCAAAATGAATTGCAGATTGAATACCGGGAACTGGATTCGCTGATACCCTATGCAAAAAACGCCAGGACGCACAGCGATGAACAGGTTTTGAAAATCGCTGGCAGTATCAAAGCCTTTGGCTGGACAAACCCCATCCTCGTGGACGGCGAGAACGGGGTCATAGCGGGGCATGGCAGGATAGCGGCGGCGCGTAAATTGGGCATGTCAATGGTTCCCGTGATCGAACTGGCGGGCATGAGCGAAAACCAGAAGCGGGCCTACATCATCACCGACAACCGCACGGCAGAACTTGCCGGGTGGGACAACGAACTCCTCGCATTGGAACTCTGCGACCTTGCGGCGTTGGACTTCGACATAGAACTTACCGGGTTCACGCTGGGGGATTTGGAGTTGATGATGCCGGATAAGCCGGAAACCGAAGGCGACACGGAGCCTCAGATAGACCGGGCCGAAGAATTGCGGGAACAATGGGGCGTTGAAACTGGGCATCTATGGCAATTGGGGGAGCATAGGATTCTGTGCGGGGATTCGACCAATGCAGAGGATGTTGATAGGGTGATGGGGGGGGGGAAGGCTGATGCGGTTTTGACCGACCCGCCGTATGGTCAAAACCAAGAGGGGGTTAATGGCGACGAACATGACAGGCATACTAAATTGATGGGTGATGCAGTCAAGCAGATGCCCATTGAAAATGGCGTTGTCATTGCTTTTCAGTCACCACGGACATTTCACGCATGGACAGACGCAATGCGCAAAGAAGGGTTTAATTTTGAAAGAATGTTATGGATGTATAAAGCTGCACAATGCACTTTTCCTTGGCGGGGATGGATTCTGAAGTCAGAATCCATCCCCGTATGCAGCAAGGGAAATGCAAACTGGCAAGAAATACACCCATTTTCACATGATTGTTATTATCTATCTGAGGTAAGCAACGAATTAAAAGGCGATATTGGATGGCATGGAAGCGTAAAGCCAATGTCTGTCGTATCGGATTTGTTAAGCAGAATATCAAGTAAAGCCCAACTTATTTATGAACCATTCTCAGGCAGCGGAACCACGATAATCGCTTGCGAGAACCTAGGCAGGAAGTGCAGGGCCATCGAGATAAGCCCCGGTTATGTCGCGGTGGCGTTGCAAAGATGGGCAGACCATACGGGAAAAACGCCTATCTTGATTGAATGTGAACCGGCATGAAAACCCTTTATCATTTTACCCAATCCATTCCATGGAATATAAAGGGTAAAATAGCCGGATAATTATGGCTCAAACACCTTTTGAACCGACCGAAGAACATCGGAAAATGGTAAGCCAGTTCACGGCGGTTGGAATGACCGAGGCCCAAATAGTCATGCTGATGATAAATCCGGCCACGGGAAAGCCGATAACTCCCAAGACCTTGAGGAAGTTTTTCAGGGAGGAACTGGACTCAGGCGGGCTAAAGGCGAATTACAAGGTGTCTTCCAACATGTTCAAAATGGCGACGGGCGACGGGAAGCACGCTTTCAATGCGGGAAAATACTGGCTTAATTGCCGTGCGCCGGGGGAGTGGAGCGAGCGGAACCATCTGGACATCAACCAGGGAGGCGACGGCGTGATTAAAGTGGAGTTTGTTAAGCCGGAAAAGGATGGCGAATAAGGCCCAACCGCGAAAGCGGGATTTAGCACTCGCCGCGCAGTGTGGGCGAAGCGCGGCACTTTTTAAACCTTTTTAAATCGGGGAAAAATGATGAGCATCGTAACAATCCAAAACAATACACTTGTAACAACTTCAATCGCCATAGCCAATGGCACAGATAATGACCATGCTAGCGTTATTAAGCTGGTTCGTACTTATCAAACAGATTTGGAAGAGTTTGGACTTCTGGATTTAAAATCCGAAAGTACAGGGGGAAGACCTACCGAGTATGCATTGATGAACCAAGAGCAAGCCACGTTGATTATGACCTACATGCGCAATAGTGATATTGTACGGTCATTCAAAAAGCGGCTTGTCAAAGAGTTCTTTGACATGGCAAGGGCAAGGCAATCCGCCCTTCCCGATAATCGCCAACTGGCTTTGATGGTGATAGCCGAGGCCGATAGGGCCGACCGGGCAGAGGCGGAACTTGATGCGGCCCAACCGGCATTGCAATTCATGGAAGAGGTTGCAACCCACGAATGCGAAAGGCACATAGGAACGGTGCATAAGGAATTGTTCAACAGGTCTATCAAGCTTGCCGAGTTCAGGAAGTGGCTACAGGACAACCGATGGATGATGAAGGTGTCCAACGAGGCCACGGCATGGGCGGTGGACCGTGGGTACATGAGGCAGCGGGCCGAGATTGTCAACGGCAAGCAGTTTTCCGTGCCTGTCATTACCGCCAAAGGATACGAAACCATAAGGCACTTGTTCCGAGAGGGTGAGTTGTTTATCAAGATACCAGGCAAGGGCATTGCCGTTCAAAGAGCCGGGGCAGGGCTTGCCCAATAAAGCCCAACTGCCGGAATGGGCGCGGGACTTCCTGCAACCGGCGCGGTACAAGATCGCATGGGGAGGCCGTGGTTCGTCGAAGTCTTGGACATTCGCCAGGATGCTGCTTTTGAAAGCGGCGGCAAGGCCATTGCGGATACTGTGCGCAAGGGAACTTCAAAACAGCATTCAAGACAGCGTTCACCAACTGCTATCAGACCAAGTAAAGGACATGGGTTTGAGTCATGCCTTTATCGTGCAGGAGCAGAAAATAAGGTCTAAAGTTGGGAGCGAGTTTCTGTTCAAAGGATTGCGGGGATTGAGCGGCGACGCGGCTGGCTTGAAAAGCCTTGAGGGCGTGGATGTTTGCTGGATTGAGGAAGGGCAGATGGTGGGGTTTAAAAGCTGGCAGACTTTGACACCGACCATGCGCAAAGCTGGCGCGGAGATTTGGGCAACGATGAACCCGAACTTGGCAGACGACCCGCTGTACAAACTAGTTTCAAACCCTCCACCGAATGCGATTATCAGGCGGGTGAACTACCGGGAAAATCCGTGGTTTGGAGAGACTTCGCTCCGTGAGGAAATGGAATGGATGCGCAAGACAGACCCGGACGCATACGCGCATGTGTGGCTTGGGGAGTGCAGGACACATTCGGACGCGCAAATATTGCACGGGAAAACCAGCATAGAATGGTTTGAACCGGGCGACCTTTGGGACGGGCCTTACTTCGGTGCCGATTGGGGGTTCTCGCAAGACCCTACCGCGCTGGTAAAGTGCTGGATATTCGAGCGGAGGCTTTATGTGGAGCATGAGGCTTGGGGCGTGGGCGTGGAACTTGACCACACACCGGCTTTGTTCGATAAGGTTCCGGGCGTTCGGGAACACCTAATACTGGCAGACTCGGCAAGGCCGGAGACGATAAGCTACATCAAGCGGCAGGGCTTTAAAATACGGGCGGCGGAAAAGGGGCATGGTTCGGTGGAAGAGGGAATAGCGTTTTTGCGGAGCTTTGAAAATATCGTGATTCACCCGAGGTGCGTACACATGGCGGAAGAGGCAAGGCTTTACTCTTACAAAGTGGACAGGCAGAGCGGGGAAGTGACCAACAAAATTGACGACCGGAATAACCACACTATAGACGCTTGCATTGCCGAGGGGTCATTGGTTACAACAAAACGCGGGAATATTCCGATAGAGTCAGTGATTGTAGGCGACATGGTTTTAACCCGAGATGGATGGAACAAGGTTTTAAAATCATGCCAGACATCACCAAGCAGGGGTTTATGGGAGATAAAGGCAGGAGACAAATCATTGAAAGCCACGGGCGATCATGAAGTTTTTGTTGTCGGGAAAGGCTTTGTAAGAATGGATGCTATACGGTATAATGATTGGATTCTAACTTATACCGGGGATGAACTATGCAAGTTGAAACAGTTGAATACAAAGGATTTATTTACAGACGCTATCCAGAACATCATGAACGTTCTACAAGGATTTATTTTAGGAGATCAAAAACAAAAGGGAATCCTTTATTCCTTCACCGTGAGATTTACAAGGACAATTTTGGAGAAATTCCAAAGGGCCATCATGTCCACCACAAGGACGGAGACGCTTCAAACAACGACCCAATCAACCTTGAGTGCATCACAGCAAAGCAACATATTCACAAACATTGGAATGATGAACGCGCACAAAAACAGAGGGAACACTGCGAAAGGATTAGACCGCTTACAAAGGAATGGCATTCAAGCCCGGAAGGTTTGGAGTTTCATCGGAAAATTGGGCCGCTTGGTAGACAATCATTTATCCCAATCGCACGGAAATGCGATCAATGCGGAGATGTATTCCTTACAAGGCAATCAGGGCATACAGATAGATTTTGCAGCAATTCCTGTAAATCTGCTTGGAGAAGAGCATCAGGTGTCGATGATGAAAACAGACCATGCCCTATTTGCGGGGTCAACTTTATCATCAACAAATACTCAAGGGCCAAAACTTGTTCCCGTTCGTGTGGAGTCAGTTTGCGCAATAACAGAAAAGTCTCCGGTTTATGACTTGGCTATTGAAGGGGTTCATGAGTTCGTGGCTGGTGGGATTCTTGTGCATAATTGCCGGTACGCATTGTCTCCCATCATGAAGCGCGGCGGCACTGCTAGGCAGTCGATAACCCCTTTGCCGTCTCAACAAATTGCGTGGTGAATATGAACCTTAAAACCGCAAAGAAACTACGACGCAAAGCCGAACAATTAGCCCTTCACACCGTGCTATCCGCCGAGCAAAACGGGCTTGTGTTGAGGCACGGGAAGCGCACCGCACGAACTATTTACCTTGACCTTAAAAAAGGCAGACTGCTTTGAAACCCATATCGCTCCAAACCGAAACGACCAACATGCTTGAGAGGGAGTTTCAAGTCCACCACCCCATGAGCGGGGTAAAGGAGGTTCTGGACTTGCTGCGTCAAGCCGAGTTCGGGCAGTTGACCGCACAAGCCGAACTGTTCACTGACATGGAGGAACGCGACTCGCATATTTTCGCCGAGATGCAAAAGCGGCGGATGGCGGTATCCAAACTTGACTGGGCGTTGGTTCCGTCCGGCGACGCGGGCGCACGGGAGCGCAAGGCGGCGGGCGATTTGGGCAAGTTGGTTGCCGACATGGTGGACATGAGTACCGTCATCTTCGACATGGGAGACAGTATCGGGCATGGTTTCGGTTGCCAGGAAATCGAATGGGCCAAAGACGGAACCTTGTGGCTACCTCGAAAACTCTACCCAAGGCCGCATCGTTGGTTCACCGTGGACAGGGAGACCAGGCTTAATATTCGCTTGCGGGTTCCAGACGATGTAAACGGGCAGGAGTTGCAGCAGTTTGGATGGATAGTGCACGAGCATTCCAGCAAAACTGGCTACCCGGCTACCAACGGAATTTACCGTATTTTGGCCTTGCCCTATCTTTTTAAGAATTTTGCCGTGCGGAACTGGCTCAGGTTCTGCGAACTTTACGGCGTACCGATGAGGGCATTGTTCCACACCGAGAAAGACGAATCGATGCGGCGGGAATTGTTGCAAGCATTGAAAGACTTGGGCGCAAGCGGGGCGGCTTTATTTGATGGGGCAAGCGGGGAGGATTTACGGACGATACCGCTGACCGCTGGCGAAGGGCAGGGGTTCGAGGCTTTAGTGACATGGGCCGAAAAGTCTATGTCGAAAGCGATACTCGGCGGCACTTTGACAAGCCAGGCGGACGGGGCGACTTCTACCAATGCGCTCGGCAAGGTGCATGACGATAGCCGTATGCTTATCCGCGACCACGATGCGAAGCAGATCGCCGCGACACTGACAAGCCAGCTTTTCGGGGCCATCATCCAAGTCAACGGGCTGGCAATGCGGCTACCGCGCTTTGTCTTTGACACGGACGTGGGCGAGGACATCACCCGGTTTTCAACGGCACTCCCGTTGCTGGTTTCCGCTGGAATGCAGATACCGGAAAAATGGGTGCATGACAAGCTGAAGATACCGCAAGCCGAGGCGGGCGAGGCGGTTTTGAAAGCGGCGCAATCGGATCCAAGCGCACCGGCAACGACTCAACCAGGACAGCCAACAGGGTTAAGCGCTGGCCATGTCTGCCTTTCCGCTGGCGATAAAACCAAGTTCACGCCGGAACAAATGGCAATCGAGAAACTGGCCGACGAGATGCTTTTGCACATGAAAAGCCCGATAGAATCGGCGGCGATCAAGTCGGCTGTGTTGGCGGCTAAAAGCCCGGAAGATTTGGAGGCGCGGCTTGCCGTTGTGTTGGAAAAAGCGGACACCACTGCCTTTCAATCGGCACTTGAGAAAGCATTGTTTGCCGCTGACATCATGGGCTATTCCCACGCGGGCTGGCAATGAACACTCCGATGACACCTGAAAAGATCATCGTAAACCTTACCCGATTGAACGAATACCGGCGAGGGGCCAGGGACTTTGAAGATTCGCCAAAACCGGGGGACGTAGGAATAACTATCGAGTGCGCGATTGCCTACATCCGGGAGCATGAGGCGTTGGACAAGGCCGACAAAGACGATGGCAAGTGAACCACTTACCATCGGATTCGACGTGCCTTTTGACGAGGCCATAGCGGCGGCGGTTGCCAGAAACGTGGTTTTGCCAGATGTGTATTACCACGAATTAAAGGGGCTGGCACGTCAATTGTCGTTTTCCATTGCGACAAAGGCGGCCATAAGCCAGTTGCAGGGGGTTAAGGACTCGCTTGATTATGCCATGAAAAACGGCTTGAGTTATGATGAGTGGCTGGCAACCCCGGCAGCGTGGAGCCTTGACCTGCCTGATTACCGGAAGGAGAATATTTTTCGGACTAATCTTCAAGGGAATTATATGAGGGGGAAATGGGAGCAGTTTATGGAGAACAAAGCTAACCGCCCATATTTGATGTACGACGCGATCAACGATAACAGGGTACGACCTTCCCACCTTGCCATGGATGGGACTATAAGGGCGATAGATGACCAGTTTTGGGCGACAAGTTCACCTCCCAATGGGTACAGATGCCGATGCAGCCTAATAACCTTGACCTCAGACCAAGCCAAGTCCCGAAGCGGGCAAGGCGCGGGATTGAACAAGATACCGATGGTAAAGGGGGCCGATGGCATGTTCTACCCGGCAACACCCGATAAGGGATGGAGCTACAACCCTTATATGGAGATGCAAAAAATAGAGGTGACACCCGACCACATAGTCCCTAGAACGCCTGAAGCCAGAGTTGACTATGACGCGCTGGCGAAGAAGGAGTTTAACCGGCGACTCGTCAGATGGGCCGATTACCTCAATGCCGATGTCTCGGTCATGCGCGATACCATGCGGGCAAACGCTCAGGGCGTGGCCGACAGGAGCGAAGTCTATCTTCGGGCAAACCGGGAATCGCTGGACAGGATGCTTAAATCCGGGGCGGCTGATTCTCACACGGGGGAGATTGCCACCAAGGAGTGGCAGGGGTGGGCCGATCTTTATCAAGAAAAGTTCGTGGATTATGCCCTTAACGCCAAGAGCAACCCGCCGATAATCGGGTACTTGAGCGAGTCGGACGATCTGGCAATGGGCAATTACTCGCTGGACAAGTCAGGCGACATTGCCATCAAGCTGAAATCGTCGGTCAAGGTGCGCACCTCAGCGATGTACTCCGACACCACGGCGGTAATTTCAGACTCAAGCCCGGTCGTAATCCCAAGGCCGTTGGACGACATGGACGAGGGGACAATCCACCTGTACGCCTATGGCAAAAGCCAGCGACCGGACTCCATAGCCGACACTTCAAACCAGGTTAATTTCTGGCAAGCGCATGTTTTCGACGGGGTAAAGACATCCGACATTGACACTATACTATTCAGTGTGAAACCGCCGAAAGTGCTGCAAAAACAGCTCAAAAAAGCCGGGATTGACTGGCGTTTGGGAAACCGGATTGAAACCGAGCTTGACGACATCATCGAATTTTGAGGGATAAAGCAATGCCTAGGATTATCGGACACCGCGAAGACTCGGAAAAAGTCCTACTCGTCTTGAGCGACGAGGAAGGGTTTTGCCGTGTCTGCAACTTGGACAAAATGACTGCGACACCACGGCTAAGGATTGAGGATGCAATCACCTCGGCAAATTGGGTAAATATGGAAAACGACCCGGCATTGCTGGCGCGGGCCGTTGCTTGCAAGGTGCCGAAGGGATGACCGCGACCGTAACCGTCAACGACGCTGAGTTTTTGGCTTTGCTGGAAACGATGAAATCCAGGGTGACAAACCTCAGACCCGCGATGGTGGACATCGGGGCAAACCTCGTTTCACTGATTCATGACAAACTGGGAATCGGCATGACACCTTGGGGCGAGGCGATGAAACCGCTCAGGTACAAGCGCAAACATGCCACCAAATTCGGAGAGGGCATTCCGCTCAACGATACCCGGATGCACATTTACCAGCGCATTACCTACAGGGCCGACACTACTTCTTTGAGCGTGGGCATGTTGGACAGCGCAACGGCTAAGATCGGGCAGGTTCATCAATTTGGAGCGGTCATAGACATACCGGAACACAGGCGCACAATCAATTTCAAGGTCAATGCAAAGACCGGAAAATCCAGGTTTTCAAAATTGAAAAAGGCAAACTTCCAGCAGGACGTGACCATTCCGGCGCACTCGGTAACCATTCCCGCAAGGCCATTCATGCCCATCCGCAACGAAGTTGCCGACCTTCCAACCGATTGGATGGACCAGGTTTTGGAAACCATGCGCAAACATCTAACCGACAAATGAGGTAAAAAGATTCATGGTGATTAACATCTATGAAAACCAACCCCCGGACGATGATAATGAATTCATCACCGGGATTTTGATGCAGATACTTTACAGAGTGGAAAAAATGAGCGAATCACAAGACAAGTTGATTGCGGACCTAACAGAGATTAAGGGCGTTGTTAGCAAAATCAAAGCCGAAAGTTCGGCGACATTGGCAAAGGTCGTTGCGTTAGAAGAATTGATTGCAAACACCGAAGTTCCGCCGGAAGTCACCGACCTAGTGGCGGAAATCAAAGCGGGCGTTGCCAGCATTGACGAGCTAGTCCCTGACACACCGGTATAGCCAACTTAACCATAATCGGCAAAGACAAGGCCGGTAGGTTTCCCTACCGGCCTTTTTTGTCCATATCAGGATAAATCCAACAAAATATGGTTTATTCATGCGCAATAATGGCGCATGAATAAAGAAACCATACCCGTCTCAGCATTCCAATTCCTTGCCCGTGCCGCAATCCAGCCAAGCGGCGGGGACACCCTGTCAAAAACCGAGCGGACGCTTACCGGCATAGCCTACGGCGGCGGCAAAGTAACCGACCATGGCTGGTGGGATAATCTGGTTCTCGACCTTGCGTCAATGACCATCGACACGCCCATCCCGCTACTTTCATGCCACGACCAGGACGACTCGATTGGGATTGTCACCGACGCATCCACTGTTGGTAATCAACTCTCAATATCCGCCCGGCTGTTCGCAGACATCGACGACGACGCGGCGGAGATTGCGGCCAAGGCCGACAAGGGTTTTCCATGGCAACTAAGCGTTGGAATATTCCCACAATCCATCGAAGAAATACTTCCCGATGCGAACATCCTGCTAAACGGCACGGTTTTCCAAGGGCCGCTAACTATTTTCAGAAATGCGCGAATACGCGAAGTGTCCGTGCTGGCAATCGGCGCGGACAACAAAACCAGCGCAACCATTCTCAGCGCGGACATCCCGCGAATCACTCACACACCACCAACAAAGGCCGAAACCATGCCCGAAATTGACGATTTAAAAACCAAACTCGCGGAGAGCGAAGCGAAAGCGGCGGAACTATCCGCCAAGATCGTCGAACTTTCGGCGGCTCAACCAGACCCGGCGAAGTACGCCCCTGTTGACGCATTGACCGCCATGCAGACGGAGCTATCGGCTCTGCGGGCCAGCGAACAGGCGCGCACCATCGACGGAATCATTACACCGGCACTCGCCGACGGTCGGCTGATGTCGGCGCATGAAAAGTGGGCGCGGGAACTCGGCGCAACCAACTTAAAGGCTTTACAGGATTTTGTAGCCATGGCGCAACCGATTCCCGCTTTGCTGGGGACGCAGACGCGCGGGCGTTCACCCGCGGGAGACCGAAAGGCCAAAGACGACCCGAACAAATTGGTTGAACTGGCGGCAAAGTACCAGGCCGAGCAAAAGGCCGTAGGTATTTACGTGGACGACATTACCGCTATTCAGCACGTATCGAAGGGGGAGCAGTCATGAGTTGGTCTATTCCAGACATTACCGTCAATTACACTTCCGGCGCGGCGGTTGCGGCTAATCGCATTGTAAAGCTTGCCAGCGACACCACGGTAATCCAAGGCGCGGCGGCGGCGGATGCGCTGATAGGGGTCAACAACGAACTTTCCGCTACCGCTTCCGGCGTTTCGCTTGACATCGTGATGGGCGGAATTGCCGAGGTGGAAGCCGGGGGCAGCATCACACGCGGGGCGTTGATTACTTCAGACACTATCGGGCGGGCAGTTACCGCTTCCGAAGATAACCGGGTTATCGGCGTGGCTTTGAAGTCGGCAAGCACGGGAGACATAATCCCTGTTTTGCTCGGGCCTTCCGGTCAAGTCACCGACTCGGCTTCGTCTGTTGCGGCCGGGACTATAACCACCGGGCAGCTTTTGGCATTGTACACAACCGAGCAGGTCATCGTTGCCGCACCGGGTGCGAACAAGGCGATTGTCGTAATCGGAATTACACTCATGTTGGACTTTGCAACCGTGGCCTATGACGGCGTGGCGGCTGGCGAGAATATTGAGATCCGCTATACCGGAAAATCCGGGGCGTTGATTATGACCATCGAAACCGACCCGTTTTTAACCAGCGCGGCGGACGCAATCATCTATTGCGCACCGACCACGGCGGCGGCGATTGTCCCTGTTGCGAATGCGCCGGTTGTCATTGATTTGGCAAGCGGAAATATCGCCACGGGAGACTCGCCGATCAAGTACAAGGTCGAGTACAAGATCATCGACACGGTACTCTAATAGGATACGAAAATGGCAGACAACAATTCACCGCTTTACATAAACCCGGTCCTAACCGCCGTCGCGATCAAGTTCCGCCAAAAGGGCTTTATCGCCGACACCGTCATGCCGAGAATGCAGGTAGATAAAATGGAATTTATCCACCTAAAAGACCGCTTGCAGGACTGGATAAGCCCGACATCCACACTCGTGGGCCGCGCTTCAAGGCCGCACAACATCAGTCCGGCACTCCAAGACTCGGTCACGATGGCGACCCAAAACCAAGGGCTTGACGAGGGCGTTCCGAACCAGGACCAGATGAACGGGCCGAACGAGTCGGCTATGGGGCGGGCCACACAGCACGTCATGGGGAAAATTGAAATCTCCCGCGAGATCAGGGTAGCCAACATTTTCAACACCTCGGCAAACTTTGCCGGGGGTGATACGCTGACGGGTTCGGGTCAATTCTCCAATTCCAGCTCGGACCCGGTCGCTCAGATTATGGCCGAACTAGATGCCTGTTTTATGCGTCCGAACATTCTTATCATGAGTTATGAGGTATGGGCGAAGGTTCGCGCACACGCCAAGGTTCTGATGGCGATTTTTGGCGCATTGAAAACCAACGGGCTTGCCACCCGCGAGCAACTTGCGGCATTGCTGGAAGTGGACCAAATCGTCATCGGCGGCGGCTGGTACAACTCGGCGGAAAAGGGGCAGACACCAAACCAAACGAGGATTTGGCCGAAGGTTTTAGCCGGTATTTATTTAGGCCAATCGGGAGGGCCGGACTCTGGAAATACATGGGGTTACACCGCTCAATTTGGCCAACGTGTTGCCGGTACGATTATAGACCCTGACATCGGATTGTTCGGCGGGGTACGTGTTCGTGCGGGCGAGTCGGTGGTTGAGGTTCCGGCAGAAACCAGTTTCGGGTTCCTGTTCAAAGACGCAATAGCCTAAAATGCCGGCATACGCGACCCGCTCCGACCTTGACAAAAAGCAGTGGGCGGTTGAAATCGCCCAACTTGCCGACCGAGACCGCGACGGCGAAGAGGATGTTGGTGTGGTGGATTCCGCTCTGGCGTGGGCTTGCGCGGTAATCGACTCCAAGCTTGCGGGCCGGATTGATTTATCCATGGCTGCGCCTTACCCGGCGCGGCTGGTGGACATCTGCTGCGACTTGGCGCGGTACGAACTCTACGGCGTTCAACCGACCGAGCATGTCCGGCTCAGGTATGAGGATGCGGTCAAGCAACTTGACGCGGTGCGGGATGGGAAAGAGACTCTCGGACTTGACCCAAGCGGCGATCCTGTGCTGGCAGCAAACCCAATTTTAATATCCAGCAATGCCAATGTTTTCGGCAATAACAAAAAGGATTTTTATTGATGGCACTCGCTGGCTACTATGTCGCCCAGGACTTCATCGTCGAAAAGTTAATTGAAACGTTTCCGGGCATGGCTGTATTTGCTGAGTATACGCTGGCGGACATGGTTGCCAATTCTGAAATCACACCGGCAATTCATGTAGTCATGAATGGCGAACTTCATGACGATAATACTTATGGAAGCGCACACACGGTAAAGCAAAGATGGCTGGTAATCATAGCGATCAGGAACGCCACCGACCAGCGCGGTCTGGCGGCGCGTCAACAGGCCGACCCGATTGTGCTGGCGGTTTCGGCGGCTTTGAATAACTGGGAACCATCGGAAGACCACGGGCCGATGATGAGCGAATCGCCGCCCTTGCCGGTTTTTGCGGACGGGCTTGGATACTACCCGCTGGCGTATAACTGTGAAGTCACGATTCCAGGGGTTGAGTAAATTTAACAAACAAATCTCACTTATCGGGAAAAACCAAATGCTTACAAACGCCGAAAAAAACGCACTCACCGAAGCGATTCAGAATCTTAAAGTCGATCAAACCCACGGCGGTACGTTGCGCACCTTGCTTGCGCTAGACCCTGCCGCAACCGATGCGGTCGGCCCGGTCCGCGCTTACATCATCGACCCGGAAAACCCAGGAGCTGCGGAAATCCCGCGATCAAGTCTAAGCATTGAAGATATGCGCACCATGCTTGTTGCCAGCGACATGGTAATTAACTCCAAAGATGCAGATGTCAAAGCCGTTTACAACCAGGTTGTATCCAACCTGTCCGGTCTGGTGACAGTCAAGCTAGTCGATGAAGGCTGGGCGGCGTTTCTGGCATTTTTGACCGAGCATAACTTATTGTCGGCAGATCGCATGGCGGCGTTCACCACGATTCGAGTATCCTTGGCGGAAAATGCGATCGGTCGTATTCCGGCAATGGATGAAGTCTCAGCCGTGCTGTTCAACGATACCGGCGAACGGCTAATCTGACATGGCAACCTGGACCAAGACTGCCCGCACGGTCATAGCGGCGGCGACCTCCAACGCGGCGGGCAGCACGACCCGTGGCACACTGGCATTGACCACGGCGGACGGCGGGCTATTGACGGTCAAAATCACCAACGGCGGGACCGGGCCGACGCTGCAAGCCGTGGCGAATGTTCTGGTGGCGCACAATGCCAGTACGCCCTCGGCGGGCAGCGCGGGTACGGACTGGAAAACGCTCTACCAGGTTGGAAATGGCACGGTTTCTGGGACTATTGGAGAGTGGGCGTTTGATATACCCGGCGGCATAATGCAACTTGAGGTTGAATTAACAGGAAACACCGGG